AGATAATCAGCCAATAGTGACCGCTCCCTTCCAAGTTCTAATGTAATCTCAAGAGTCTGTGTCTTCGCATCTACGTGATATTCCACACTTAAAATGCGGAAATCAGCATCGACATTCTCATTCGGCAAGGTTACATGGATTTTGTCAGCTTGCAAAAGCGGTGTAGTGCCATAATCAATCACAGTGCTACCTACTGTGAGGTACTCGGCTGGATCTTTCAGTTGAGCAAGAATAGCCTTAGCCCTTAACATGCATTCATTGTCGCTGTAAAGTTCCTCATCAACTTCAACAAGCTCCCTTAAGCCATAAAGTGATTGACTTCCACTATCCTCTTGTGTGCTGCTGTACCTACGTCCTCCAAAGAATAAGCCGTCAACCCAGAAACTGCCCGTACCAGAGCCCGTAAACCAACAGTCAAAACGAATCTTCTTTATTTGGGTCCAATCAAAGCCGCTTTCAACGTCCCAAACATCAGCGTTTCCAACTCCAACTTTAAAGTCTCTTTGGAACCATTCTCCAGCGCCAATGGTGAACATGTGAGAAGCGCTCTTATCCGTAATGTCATAGAGGATTACGTTTACGTTTCCGTTGAAAGTGCTTTCGCGCATAATCCAGAAGCTTAAAAGAGGATAAAGATTTCCGTTGACTTCTTTGCCAGCGTTCAAAGTGAATATACAAGCTGCATAATAGAGATTTGCGGCATACGTTTTGATACTTCCAGTGCCTTTTTTCTTTGTTGCTGTGTCAAAGCTTACTGTACCTGAAACACCACTCCAAGCACCATCAGTGGGCGTTAGGCTTTCAGTCCAAGCATCTTTGTCCGCTGGAACACTCTTATCTGCAACACCATAACTCGTAATTTTATTTCTTACGCAAGAAATCTCCTTGCGATATTCACTTGCCTCAATCTTCTCAGTTAGAGACACAGACGAGGTTTTGCTATTCCTTGCAAAAAACTCAAATTTGCCGTCAGGGGCAACACGAAAATCGTAACCGATCACGCCAGCCTTATCAGAGGCTCCCGCAATGATCTTCAGAATGTCAAACACCGGAGTATTATCGTACTCCAAAAGAGTGAACGTTGTGTCCGTATTCTCGACGAGCTCTGTTCCACCGCGATTATGACTTATCCCAGCAAAAGAATCCATGAGGTCTTTAACTATGGCTTCGCCTTTTTGACTGGAATACGTCTTCGTCACAACCCGGCGGAAAAGTTTCTCGCCCCAACATCGACCACTCACACGCAGATAATTTTCATTGGGGCTTGATTCATACCTTATGCTCTCAGTTCGAGTTGTAATGATCTGCGGACAATTCACGCCTCTACCAATGTCGATATAGCCATCTTGACCAACAATGATCGGGTAGGTTCCGCTGGGACTGTACTTTTTATCCCAATTCTGCAGAAGCAATTCCCAACTGCTAACCTCCTTCGTGGCCCCTAAATGTACTCTGGCTTCAATAATGTCGCCTTGTGGAGGCGTAACAGAGCCAAGGACCACGGCAAGTACTGGAATGCTAACACTCATGGTGCCCCTTCAACTCCCCTGCGATAGAGGTCTAATTCCCCAGCCCTCGTTATGCCTCGTGTGCGTTCTGGCGTCTCAGCAGCAGTCGCGTTATACTGTTTGACGCTTGCGGTTGCAGCGTTCATTTGACTTGCGAAAATAGCCATGGCTGCTGCTGCAGCAATAACTATTCCTATTCCCACACCGGTTAAAGCCAGAAATGTTGCGTGGCTAATGTTTAAGGCGTTTTGAGCCGCAGTTGCTGCCCACGTAATAGCCGTTTTGATGCTATGTGCTATGCCTGAAGCGGTTACGGCTCCTGCTGTAGCTGTTTCGGTTGTTCCTTCAATGGCAACGGCAGCCGTTTGTCCAGTCATCATTATTGTAAGAAAGTTATACATTCGTGCACATGTGGAGACTAACATTATTACCATCATTATGGTACGCAGGTATTTGCTTGTCTCCTTATCCACAAGTCCAAAATCCGTGGCGAGTGTTATGAGCTCTGTACCCATCATGGCGGTAGTTCTGATGCCGCCGGCGATAGTGCGCAAGCTCACGGTACAAGATTCAACATGTGTTTGCATGTCAGTGAAGCTGGACCCTGCAGCCTTAACGTTCCCGCCCATGTCCGTTACAGCACTGCGAACAGACTCAAAGGTAGGCGTCGCCTCATCAACTGCTCTGATCGTAACGAAGATCTCGCCTAAAGCGCTCATCCCTGTAAACTCCTCTCAGCTTGAATGGCTGCATCCCAAGCCCACGCAAAAACTTGACCGAGTTTTGGCCAGTTCAGTTGAAACGCTTCCGTCAAGAAATAGCGTGGCGGAGTGCGACTGGTTCCAAACTCTACCATATAGGCGTAGGGAGCCCATGCACCTACCTTCAAAATCCAATCCTCAACACGGTGGTAAATTGTACTTCGCAAGAAGCCAGTCCTAACCGGACACATGCGGAAAGCTGCAATGTGAATATCTTCGCCGACACGTTCCAAGGCGCGTTGAACAGCCGTGTGCATCAAAGGGGGCAGCCTATCAAATGCCCTCTGTAGCTCTTCAATTCCTTCAACGTTCATTCCAAACTCAAGGCTCAATGCAGTTTTGCCTCACGCTTCGCTTTATCCATCTCTTCTTGCGTTTGACGGTCTATTTCGCCTAAAATAACGAGAAACTCCTGAATCTTCTTGGCTGGCTCTCTTGCGAGTTGGCTTGGGAGACATTTAAACTCTGTACAGAGTCTGTACTCTGTTATGGCTTGATGGGGTTTTCCCCGTCTCATTGCCCTTAAGAGTTTTTTGTTTCCTCAACAGAGACCATGTTAAGCTTGTTCACGGTTTTGCTGAGTAATTCGCCGAGGCCTATTGGAATGCCTTCTTCTTCGCCTTCGCCGAGTAATTTCTCAAGGGTTATCGGTTTGCTTGTAGGCTGTTCTTTAAGTGAAGCCCATATGGTTTCAGCTTGGATTGCAACGTAATCTGTTGATATTAGTGTGCCTGTTTGAGGGTTATAGCGTGTGTATTTCTGCAGTATGCGGTTTCGTTTAGCCCAGCTGATCTCTTGGAAAACGTAGTGGCCAGCATACTCCTTTCCAAATCGTTCGTCAACTTCAACGCTTTCGGTTCGCATTAATGATCATCTCCATAGTTGCTAAACGATTTTTGATTGCAGTATTCACGTCTTCAAGCACTATATTTTGCATCCACTTGGGCAGCCTCAGAATGCGTTCTCCAAGCCTTTCCCACATTTGCATCCACTTTTTCCGCAGCTCTGCTTCACGACCGAAATCTTCCAAAAGCTTGACTCCAGCAGTCACTTTAACAACCTCAGCTTATCGCTACCTGTCTGGCTACAAATGAAGCTTTAAGAGACACCAAGTCTTCAACTTTAGTCGGTGTTTTTACATCTTCCCATTTGCAGTTGCTGAAAACAGCTTTGTTGCTTCCGCCTAAGCCAAACTCTAAGCTGAACTCCGTATCGTTTATGACATCATCAAACTCGTCTTTGCTTTCAAACTCGAATGTTACTTCACCTGTTAGGTTTCTGTGTCTATAAGGTAGATACTTTAGAAGATATCCACTTGTGGTGCGGATCACAGGCACAGTCTTAAGATTGTTTTCTATGTTGAATTTCCAGTCTGTTACATGCTCAAGTGCGGTTCCGCCCTTTTTAACGTAGCTTTCATAGAATGGAACGGCGCCTACACGGTCTCCGTAAGTTGCTCCTGTGATTTTAGCTGTGCCAACCGCTAAGTCTTGAGTGAGAAGCTCAGCAGTTGCCTTAACAATGTCTTCTATGCTGCATTCAACCGATGCTTTATGGATTTTGCAGCCTGTGTATAATAGCGATATGATGTCGGTTGCTGATGCGAACATTCCCTTATAATACAATGCTTGAATGCTTAATGACTTATTTAGTTCTACTTTGGCGTATTGGAGAAAGTCTATTGGTGCATCGCTTGGCAGTGGATAAGCGATTTTTAGGCTTACGCTTCTTAATCCCTTTTTGATGGCTTGTAAGTCTATATTGCCTACTCCGCGGATTTTTATGTTGGATGGGTTTATGGCTGGTTCAATGTTTTCCGCTGGAACACCGAACATGGGGGGGTTTGAAGGTGTCTGTCCATATGTGGCTTCTTCAACGTAGTATATGCGGCTTTCATGCGCTCCATACGTTACAGGCATTTTCTTTTCTCAACTCCTTTTTGTCATGATTTAATGAGTGTGATGCGTTAGAATACCGCTCCAACATCTTCAAACATCCAGCTTTTAAGCTGAAACTCGCTGCGGAAAATGAAGGGTTTAACATCCACACGGTCAGCGTCTCGAAAGCTGAAAACATCCAAGTACGTGATTCCGTTCACGGTTACGGTGCAGCTTACATAATCACAATATAGAATGGCTGCTGTAGTGCCGTTGCTTGGGTTTGTTGTTCTGGCAAGAAGCCAAACATAGCCATTGGAATCAATAAAGTAACCCAACGCAGTTGAGATTGTTATTGTGAGCGTTTGGTCTTGGTCTCCTGTTCCAGTTTGAGCTTGTTCCCATGCAGAAGAGATGTGATTCCAAATCTTGATTGTTATTCCGTTTCCAGCAGGAGCCGTGCCATAACCCTCAAAAGCGAGCACAATCTTCTTGACACAATTGATCCGGGGGTCGAGTTTAAACCTGAAAAGCATCAAAGCGTATTCGCCGTTAACGTTGTCGCTTTTAGAATAGCGAATGTCATCGCTGTACCAGATTTTCTGATATTCCAGACTTGTTAGCTCTATCCAGCCAGCATCTCCAGGAACCAGTTCGCTTGGTGCTCCCCCACTAAAAGCCTTGTGAGTTCCGCTGGGATAGCCCAGGCCAGCAAAATAATAAAGTGTTACGTTGGGCTGGTTGCGGTTCTGCCTTACAATGCGGTTAACTTCTTCAACCATTTTCTGGCGTATGAGTCTTCCAGGATCACTTGAGGCAGGCCTATCCGTAGCCCACACGTTAACCCTTAGAGAGCCTAAGCGTCTGCGGATTCTTCCGCTCATCTCAATTTTTGTGTCTCTGCTTTCCGCAAGCCCCACAGTGATTTGTCCATCATAGTTTTTGAACAGTTCATGGTCATACCACTCTTTGCTGACGTAAATGCTTGCAATGGAAGTATCATTCTTCACAACATGCATGTTTTTGCTGAGAAGCCTAATAGTTGTGGTAACAGCGTCTTCGACTTCGCTCATTGACTAATCAATCTCCTACATACGCTTTTGTAATATTCTGGGTCTCCATCCAAATCAAAACGTTGAACGGTCATAACTTCATAATCCACGCCCACACGCCTAATCTTATCATGCACTCGGACCGGCAAGAAACTGTAAACCGTGATATGATCTTCAAGGATGTAGCCAGGCTCGATAATGATTTCGCCTGCTGTGCCCATTGTAACTGTCCCTTTAACGTCTATGGCTTCACCATAGGAAACTTGCTCAGTTGCTTCACGGATTGGGTATAGAATGAGATTCTCACCTTGGGACTCCAAGATGCGGGTGAAATTTGTAATTGGGTCCAAATAGTTTAGATAAAGCTGTGAAAGCCATGCAACGGTTGCCATAGCTTGCTTGTTTTCTTCATAGCTGTAATCTGTGAATTTTACGCCCCAGAACATGAATTGTTCTTGATGTTTATCGATTATTTTCATACTCAATTGAAGGCTTGGCTTATCATGGGCTGCGCGAATTTTCCAAAGGATTCCGCTTGTAACCGCATCGTAATAATCGCAGGCTGGAAATCGGCTAACAATGTCTATGTAGCCAGCCCAGCAAATTGCTGGATTGTAAGCTGGGTATTGAGCGCTGGCTCGTATGCTATTGATAAAGTTGTAGACTTTCTGAACGGTTACACTCCAGCCTTCATAATCATACAAGCCAAGTAAGGCATAGGAGAATGGGTCATCGTAAATCTCGTTTTCACTTATGCCGACTCGATGCCAATTTGAATCTGCAGGGTCGTAGTAGAGCCAAAGATTTTCAAAACCTTCTCGAAGGAAAGTAACAGCCTTTGATATCATGTCTTGGTAAGTGTTGGCGTTAACGGTGTCGTATTTTTCGGCAAGCATTTTCAAGCCAATAAGCCCGTAGAGACATTCAGTATCCATCTGGAGAAGCCAAGCGTCTCCAATGGTGACACCTCGGGCAAAACCGCCGTAAGTTTGCTTATCCTGCATGGTTTTTAGGAATGTGGCTCCGGCGAGCTTGGCAGCATTCAGGTATCCGACTGTTCCAGTTAACTCGTAAGCCCTCAAAAGTGATGGAATGACTCGGCATGCGTCGACACTGTAATAGTATGTGCTGTTTTCAGTGGATTTGAACCCGCCATAAGCCTTCTTCGCTGGGTCTGTGCATTGTTGCGTCAAAATCCAACCTGCAAGCGAGACAACTTTGTTGTAGATTTCAGTTTGTTTGCTGGCGTACTGCGGATTAAAGTAGGCTTGATAGAGAAAGTCGATTGGAAAGGCTGCAGCGAAGGCAGCTCTTCCCCATGTTAAGTCTGGGCCTGAGCCAGGAATAACGTAAACGTAAGGGGCATAATCCTTAATGAAGTTGTAATATGCTTGTGGAACGTTCACTTTTCCATCAGCTCATCTATCAACTTTTTAATCTCACAATGACTGCAAACGGAATAATCGGCGACAGAACACTTTTCGCACACAAGCTTGCTCAAGCGTTTCAGCTTCTCAATCATCAAACAAATTCCCGCCACTCAGAAAGCCCTAAATCAAGCAAAGCAAAGCAACCAAACCAAAGCAAGGAGAAAGGAGAGATTTCACTAAAGCCTTCTGAGTGGTTTCGGGTTTCAGGACGATGTTATGATTTCAACATCGTAGCCGTTATCCATGAGCTGCTTAAGCTCTGCGCTTGTCAAAACCATCTTAACACCATTCACTTTAGCCACGATATAGTTGCCTTTGCCCAAGACCTTGCTCATCTTTTTTCACTTTCCATTCTTTTGAAACATGAACCTCTAAAGGGACAATGATAAACGCCGACTCTATCAGTTAAAATCGCATGAGCACAATAGGCTCCCCAAAAACATTCGTTTTTAACTATACTACGAGCACTCATGGATTGATTAGTCCTCCGCGGTAAGTGGGAACTTCGTCTTTGGCTGAAGCCTCAGCAGCCTTCACGGGCAAAGCAAAGTTGACCAGGACTCTGAGCAGGTCGTTGCGGAATCCCTGAACCGCGCCTTCAAACGCGAGTCTTCCAATAGAGACTTTTGTTATGTATAAGTCTCCGAGGCGATAGTCGAAGGCACCGAGGAGCATGCCTCCGCTTGCAGCCACGAGAATACGGAGTGAAGCCAGGTTGAAAGCAGCCATCTTCGCCCAATTATACCGTGGATCAGTCACAAGCAAATCCTGGCCTACAATACTATTCACGTATAAGTTTGCATAATCAACATGAGCCTGAAAACTCGCTTGGGCCACGGGCAAACCAAACACCGTGTAGCTCAAGCTTGCAGAGTCATAACTTGCGTTAAGCTGACTCTGAATATCCGTGTAACTCACATATTGAACGGTCAAATCATCTACCTACTTTTCTCCCATGAGAAAAATTTATGCGACTAAAAAGGGGGAGTTTTTTATGGTTTATACGCAGGCTTCTGACTATGGCGTTGGAGGCGGGCCAGTTGCTGAAGTCTGCACTTTTTGACGATCCAGCCAGTCGGCATACTCGTTTGTTACGAACATTAGTATGGAAGCTCCGAAAACTATGCCTGCCACTTCCACTGGAGTCAAAGTAAGCCAGCCCAGTCCATAAGCAATCCCAGCGATAACGAATATACCCAGTCCAAAGTATATGCCGAAAGTAATGCCCACCAAGAACCCGTTGGTTATGCAGAACATTAAGCCATAGTTGTGCGACTCTTTCAGCCATTTACCGTATTCCCAGCTAATGCCAGTCAAGATACCATTCCCGAACACGAGACCAGCTATAACAGTTGGCGTCAGTGCAGCAGGAATGAAACCCAGACCATAAGCATTTGAAGCCAGAATGAATATGGCAACGCCAAAGAGTAAGCCAAGAGTTATGCCGTAGAGTAGGCCTTTCGTCAAGTTGAACTGCAATGGCATTTTTCTTTATTCACCTCCATGAGGCGTTATATTATTCGCCGAGTTTTAGCGTCGCTCGCCACACGCTTGTGCGGATCAAAATTTGACTACACGCACGAAAGCCCTCGGCAAGTGGGCAAAAACGTGGAAAATAAGAAAATGGGGAAATGAGTCGAAAAGTTGAAACTAATTCTAAGTTGTCGCCAAACCCGTAATCTTGCTGATTGCCTCTCCGCATGTAACAACTGGCGCGAACCTTGTCGTAAGACTGATGTCGATGGCGTCAAACTCTTTTTTAATGTCAATATCAGTAAGCAGAGGACGCTTTATGACGAAGAATCCCAAGGGCGCATAGCTCGCTGACAAGTTTTGCCCCGTACTAAGCAGGTAAGCAGTACCAACTGGCACAACATTGCTGACATAGAATTGTAATCCGTACACTGTTCCTATGGCGCCGCTTTGAACCACTGCCTCGCCATACTGAGCATACAGTGAAAATTGGGGCAAGTACTTGAGATCACGTGCATTAATAGGGTTAACGAGCAGAGAATCTGCGATGAAGTTGTAGCTGGCAATTTTTGCGTCAGCCCAAAGCAGATCCTTCGTACCAATGCCACCGGTTATGGTGAACTCTGTTCCTGTGGCTCCGAGGCTTTTGCCCGTGCCAGCACTGCTACTACCAGCTGCAGCATCAATCACTGTCATGCAGTCCTTGTCGATTTGATAAGCCATACGCCTCGCAAGACGTCGGAGCTGTTGTTCAATCACAGGAATATACAAGTCTTCAATGAGCTCACGTGGAATCCTTTCTCGTAGCCCTTTCTTGTAAGGCGTGACAGTTACGGTTGTTAAAGGTGTAAAGTCCATCGGAATTTCCGCTCCTTCGCTGATCTCGCTGATGCCAATGCTTCTTGAACCTTGTTCTTTTGCAAATGTGGCTGTTCGTCCTGCAACAAGCGGAAACTCTGGCAATAACCGTTTTACGACAAGAGCGGGCATAGTCAATTCTATAATGTGCTTGTGGAGAGCGGGATACGCTATAGCGCCTGTGTCAACCCATGTAAAAGCATCACTAACCATAGCCATTCAAAATCACCTTTTACCAGAGATCAATGTATGCGGTGCCACCGCTTGCGGCACCTGCGCTTACTTGGCCTACGATCGTGGTGTTTAAGGTTGTATTGTCTGCTATCATTCGTGTGCCATTCTGTGGCTTCACTTGATCGCCTGCGGCTAAAGTGCCATAAGCGATTACTCTGCAAATTCCTCTTTTCACAACACTGACTCTTTTGCCGCTTGCAGCCTTCGTAAGAACTATACCTGCAAATTTCTTAGTGCCCACAACGACTGTTGATCTCTTAACGGTCCAATCTCCGCTGTACTCGACAAGATCGCCTATGTTAAGGTCTTCGCCTGCAATAAAGGTCACGATATAACGATCAGAAATGAGCGGTGATGTTCCTTCATATTGTTGAGCAGCCATCTAAAACACTAACCTTTGAAGGTTTGCGTCTGCAACATCCTATGAGCTTTGAGAATATCCTTGAACCAATCATAATTGCCCAGTACATCCTTCTGTATCTCATCAACAGCTACGATGCCCTTACCAGTCGCATGTTTAGCTTCAGCCTCAGCCCCCTCAGCTTTTGGCGGAAATCCTCCAGCCTCTTCGCCTTTTTCTTCTTCTGGTTGTTGTAGCTGCTTTGTAAGCTCGCTTAATTTTTTGCTCAAACTCTTCTTTGTAGCTCTTTTAGCCACTTCACCTTCAAGCTCAGCCACTTTCTTCTTCAAAGCTTCAACCTCAGATTCGCTTGCAGATGATTGAGTTATCTGTTTCTCGAGTTGCTGCAGTTGCTGCATAAACTCTTCATACGTATGCTGTTTCGGTGCTGTCTCTCCTGGTGCTACGTTTACTACGCCTTGTGCCTGATGCGGAGAAGCCTTCGCCTGAGCATTCTGTTCAGACAAAGGTTTCACCTCCTTTTTTGCTTCACTATTTTTGTTTTCAGGTTCTTGCAGCCCTTCAGGCTTAGAACCCACATCTTTGTTATCTTCCGATAACTGCGAATTTTGAATATTCTTTAAAATAGCATCATATTGAGAATCATTCATAGCAGCAAAAAAACCAACAGGTTGAAACTCCGTTGTCTTGTAAGCTGGGCTTGCAACAATGCTGAGCTCTCTTACTTTTGGCTTATGGACTATCTCCCAAGCTCCAGGGCATAAATGCACAAGCATGCCCTCTTTCCGCGTGGGCTTTTTACATTTACTGCATTCTACATCGTCGCTGTCAACCTGAGCAGAGACATGATTAACATAATTGCGAAGGATTTTCTCGATAAGCTTCTCTTCGCCAACTTCAGCGCGGAAGAGAACTTGATTGCCAACATGTTTAGCCTCTGCCACTTTACCGATAACCATTAGCGCACTCTCTGCATGGTCCACACGAAGTTGAGCTCCCATAAGACTTTGAACGAAAAAGTCAAGATCTTCCTCCGGAACCTGCCATTTGTTGGCGTTTACGCTTGTGTCAATGGCTACGCCTTCAATGTTGATCAGCTTCTCTTTTAGGGCATACTCTGCAGAAACGCCCTCTTGAGCCTTGAACGGAACAAAATATCGTAGCTGCATTATTTATGTCACCAAAAGTGCACGTTTACCTTGCGATCTAAACCAGGCTTCTTGATAGGCTCTGAAAGCTTCAGTATCTTCGAGCATACTCTTCTTCGGCGCATAGCCTTGGCAGCCGGGAACACTGCACTTCGGATGCTCCATGCCTAGCTGCTTGTAATGATTCAAAAGGTGATCATGCGCCTCTTTCTGCTGGGCTTTAGACAAGCTTGTGTGCGTGACACGGGCCATAGCGTTCCGTAAGTGTGGATCAATTTTCCCGCTACTATCATGATGCAGAAGATTACGGTTTGTCCATTCTTTCGCATAAAAACTCATTTTTGATCACTCTGAAACGTTTGAAATCTCAACATAAGCGTTAACGAATCTACGGCGCCACTCGTCCCATGCCCTAAAATCAAGTAAAGTTCGAATCTCTCCTTTCAAATGCGTATCAAGCCAACTGCGGACCTGCTCACGAGTCTTAAACCGTTCCTTCTCAAACATGTAATTCTGGATCTCCCACCGGTCCGAGCCTTTCACTTTGCCAAGTGTGATTTTGACGCCTTTACCAAGCTCCTTAACCCTGAACTTCTCAAACTTTCCCGGGTCCTGAACCCTGTACCTGAAAACTTTTGGTTCTTCTTCTAAGCCTGGCATCTTAATTCGCCAACCATTCGCAGATTGAGAGCAACCTTTTCAAAATGATCTCTTTAACCTTCGCAAGATGCCGGTCTGGATCAATGAACATCACGTAAGTCTGCATCTTCGGTGAAGTCACAACGCCCAAGTATCTGTTGTAATGGTATTTGCTCCTGTCCATTTTTCCATAGAAAAAGCGTCTGACCCGACAGAATAGACAAGCAAAATGGGGCCTATGCATGCGGTTTGAATGGCCACATAAACTGTGACAGGGCATGCGGATCCGAATCTTCAATTTTTTACTCCTCGCTCTGTAACGCCTTAACAACACCGTTCACAGTCTTATCGACAGCTTTGCTGGTTTCGCTCTTGGGCTTGGCAGGAGGAAGCATGTTTTCAGCTGCTAACGCTTCATCAGTAGGCTGCTCTGGATAGCCTAACTGTGGCCGAGCTTCACTTCGCAGAATAATGTTCTTGTCCACAAGATCACTGATGAACTTGGCTTTCACG